TTTTTGACAACCTCAATATCCCTTTATTAATCAATGGCTTAGAGATTGCCTGATTCGTGTAAGTGGCAACTACTAAACCATTCTTTTCTTTATATCTAGGAATCCTTGATTTCTTGTTCTTCAATTTGATAGAACCAAAAAAACTCTTAAAATTTTGTTCAACTAATTTCATTGTTTGTTGAGAAACCTTGGAGGGCAATTCACGATAATCAGGGTTATTGCTTTCTTTGAATATTTTATTCAATGAATAATAATTTAAATATGTTTTATTTTCAAAATATTGCTGACGAATTGCATATAATGTCGCATTATATAAATTTTTTGATAAATGACACACTCTGTGACATTCTGAGTGATTAATTCCTCGTTTTATTATGTGTCGTTCTGATTTTATCATTATAATATTTATGTAAAATGGAAAAAAGAAATAATTCTTTATTTATTCGTTATTTTACAATATAATATGGGAATTAATTAAATACTTTTATAATAAAAGATATAAATTTTTTATCACAATGTGGTGATAATTTATCAATATTGGAAGATTTTTATAAACCATATTCAATTGGCAGTGGTGTAATGATATGGAAAGGTAAAACAATGCATGAAGTGTATAACAAGTTTATGGAAAATAAAAACCGTTCAATGAACTCATGTAGATATGGTGACCAAGAATTCATTTTAAACAATATTAAAGAATATGATTTATTGCAACATTTATTCCCCAATAAAATAATTTCATTTAAAGTACATTGTAGAATTAATAAAATAATTGATAGTGCTGTACCAAAGGATGCAAGTATAGTATGTTTTCATGGTAACCCTAGACCTCATACTATAATGCATCCAGATTTAAAGCAATATTGGAATCCTTAAAAAAATTTCCACCAAGGTTTCTTTTTAACATCAGAATCTCCTCTAACATCTTCGGGATTTTTTTCTCCACGTTTAAGTGCTTGATTTAACTCATGTTCTGTAAATAACATAAATTTTGTTTCATTGTTTTCATCAACAAAAAACGCTTGATAATAAGATGGCGATGCACCAAATTTTTTATCAATATTGTTAATTTTTTCATTTTTAAATATTTTAGATTTGACAAACATATTATTCTCCTTTAAAATTGGTTTACTTTTATTTATATTTTAAACAAAGAGGTGAAAACTAAAAATGGTAAAACAAATTAACGAATTTAGAAATAAAGTTAATTCTATGAATGAAACATTTGCTAATATCAGAGATAAAGCCATTCGTAAGAAAATACCAGAGGTCAATATTGTTAAATTTGAAGTAGATTTTGCATATATTATGAATGAAACAAATACAACTAATGAACATTTTATTAAAGCAGCATTATTCAATGGGAATAATTTGATTAATTCTTTTTATGAATTTATTGATAAATTCTCAAGTGAAACATTATAAAAATATTTAACTGTTAATTCTTTTTATCTCAATTAAGATAAATATTCATATTAATAAATTGAGAATATTTAATGAGTAATGTAACCTATAAGTGTGATACATGTAAAAGAAGTATTGAACTATTAGAAAACAAAAAAGGATTAACAGTTTTTTCAAAATGCACAATCACAAGTGGTTGCAGAGGAAACCTTTATAAACTTTCTAGAAATCCTGATGGAATTAGAGAAAACTTTCTAGATGCAAATAACACCCTAGTTGATTTCACACCAAGAAAAGCATTTTATAAATTTAATCAAGATATAATTTCTAATAAATGGGTTATTAATCATAACATGGGTACAAACCCTGCTGTGATTGTGTATGAAGACATAGGTAACGGAGTATTGATAGAATTAGATAATGATTCATATGATATTATTATAACTTCAATAAACAGTCTAGAATTAAGTTTTGATTCTTTTAAAAAAGGTTCAGTACATTTAATTTCTCGCTCTTCAGTATCAACATTACCAAATACAAATCCAAGTGAAAATGAATTAAACCGTGTTACAATAAATGGTGTTTTCACTATGGCAATTCCAAAAATATACTATAAACAATCAACTGATGAATATATTGATTTAAAAAATGAAGATATATCAATTGAAGTATGTATAGAGATACCAGACAAGGAGCCAATATTTTGCTTTGAAACAATACCTAATGAAATTGTTGGAAGCTCTTGGTATTCTTGGGATGAAATACTAGTTAGACGTAGGAGAAATTATTACATACGAACTAAAAATATTCTTGATTTTAAAGTGTTCGAAGATGCTAGATTAACATTGTCTGATATTGAAAATGGTACAAAAATTTCGTTTAAACGTATTAATTTGGGAGATGGTGTTTTACGAGAGTTAGAATCAAGATATCTTTTATTATTATTGACGAACGAACCATATGCTGTTGTTGATAAAAATGTCAAAGAATTTATTGATGCAGGTGAACTTAATTCTGAAAATATAAATTATTTAGTGTTCCAAAATAACGATTTTTATGCAGATATTAATGCAATTGAAAGAACATATCCTGATATAATAAAGAAGAAATAAAAATTAGATAACGTTAAATTCTATATATTTGGTATGGAATATATGCTACTTCTTTGATAAAATCACTAAGATAACTAGGTGGATATCCAGTATGTTTAAAATATAACCCTTTTTTATTTTTATATAATTTTTTAAAACAATGTTCTGATGATTGTAAATTTAAAACTTCTATATATAAATCTAACCCACCTTGTTGGTTAGAATGTTGTTTATGTTCTATTGGTTCTTTTAATATTGCAAAATATTCATTTGCTTTTAAAATATATCTTTCAATTACCATTCTTCTACAATTTTAATTATTTGTTTATTTTTACAAACAGAGTATAATATTGTACCATCATATTTTGTTACGTAAAACTCAACTCTATTTTCACATTTTTGTTTGTAAGGTGCTAAATCCTTATCCAATATTGAAACTTTAATTTCTGTTATTAAAGATGCACCTAGCAACGCTCCAATGCAAAAATATAAAATATTTTTAATCATTCTGCAAAATTAAATTTAATTGCATCATGACATTGATAATCAACAATTTCAATATCATCTACTGTTAATTTATTTGTTATATCATCTAATGATGACAATTCACAATTTATTTTTATTTTTGGTGATGGATATGGTTCTCTTGTAATTTGTTTTTTTATTTCTTCCAATTGGTCTTCGTAAATATGTATATTCCACATAAAATGTGTAAAAATCCCCACTTTATGTCCAGTTATTTTTGCTATTAATATTAGTAGCAATGCATAACTTGCAATATTCATTGGTATACCCAATGGTACATCACATGAACGTTGTAGCATACATAAATCTAAATACCCATCTCTTAAACCAAATATATATGTCATGTGGCATGGTGGCAAAGCCATTTGTTTTAACTCACCGGGATTCCAATGGGTTACAATCAACCTTCTATCATCAATCCCTTGTTTTAATTTTTCAACAACATCATTTAATTGGTCAACTGTTTCACCAGATGGGTTTTTCCATTCTCTTGCTTGGACACCATATATTCTTCCTAAATCATCTTCACCTTTTCTGTTAGGGTTATTTAACCAATCAACACTTTCATTTGCGTTTGCATCCCAAAATTTACATTTTAAATCTCTAAAATCTTTTGCATTATCAACACCTCTTAAAAAACCTATTAATTCTCCAATCATTGATTTATATGCCATTTTTTTTGTTGTTAACAATGGGAAACTTCCATCAGACAAATCAAATTTCATCATGTCACCTAAATAAAACATACAATTTTTCTTTGTTCTATTATTGTATTCCATGTGATTATTTTTAAGGATTTTATTAACTAAATCTAAATATGGTAAATCATGGTATGTATTATTTTGTTTCATTTTTTCTTTTTCTTTACATCGTTTATATTCTTTTAAAATTTCTCTACATTTAACATCCTTTGTTACATCATTTCCCATTAAATAATAATCCATTTGGTCTAATGATAAACTATTGCAATTTTCTAAAATTTTGTTACAATCACTCATATCTATTATCACATATATTAACTGGCATCAAATATTTGTAATTTGATAAATATATTATATTAGATAAAATCTATTTGTCAAGGAGATACAATGATAAATTTTCAATTACCGATTCAAATTTCAGGACATGTTCTTATTAAAGATGAAACAACTGATGAAATACTTTTAGATAAACATAATGCAATTCATACACAAAATATGGCTAGAATTATTGCACGTGGATTGAGTAATGAACCACATTCAACAATTTATAGAATTGCTTTTGGTAATGGTGGAACTTTTATTGATGCATCAAATACAACATCATACAAACCACCAAATGATGGAAATAACGGTGCAGGTTGGGAAGCAAGACTATATAATGAACAATATTCTGAAGTTGTAGATGAATCTGATGCATTATTTGGTACAGACCCCGGTTCAGCAGGGTCTGATAATGTTAGAATAGGTGGTGGGTCTTGTCCAGAAGATGACCCTTCAGATGGTGGAGTAACTTCTGTTGAAGCTGGAAAAAGTTCTAATGTTATTGTAAAAGTTTATTTAAATCAAAATGAACCCAAATCGCAGTTGGATACTCAAAGTCCAATCCCATCACTGTCTGATAGTGAAAAAACTTTTTTATTTGATGAGATTGGATTATATAGTTCTGGTAAACCAGCATTATCAACATCTGGTGTTACTAATATTGATGTTGGTACAAAAACATCAGAACAAGAAGTTGGTTTCTCAGGTGCTTTTGATTATGACATAGAAATTGACGTAGATGGTGTTCTAAGGACAACTACAGTGAGTGTTCCTGCTGGTGGTACTGGTGGTACTGGTGGTGTGACATATGGTGATTTATGTGAAGGGTTTAATTCAGGTTCATGGTTAAGTGATACTTCTATTGCAGACTATGTATACATGTTTATTAATGATACTTCAAATGGAACATACCCTACAATTATTGGTAAAGAATCTAATGGTCTTTTATCTTTTCAAAGTAAATCAACGGGTGATACATCTACAATAACATTAACATGTGATGCAGATTTAACCAATTTATTCTATGTGTTAGGAAATGAAACATGTAATAATGTAAATGTATACCAACAGAATGGACAACTTGCAGGTGTCCAAAATTATCCTGCTAATCCTGATGATGAAAGAGAAAGATTATTAAGTCATTTAGTTTTTGACCCAATATTAAAAAGTGCTGATAGAGTTTTAAGTATAACATACACACTGACTGTTAGTGTTGCAAGTTCTTCTGATTCAAGATTTTCACAAAGTTATAATGTTTAAATTTAACCAGAGAATTGATTTTCTTTTCTCTGGTTTCCATAATAATATGTTCTATTATGATTTATCATAGATGCTAATAAACACCCTGCTTTGATTTTTCCACTTCGTATTTTTTTAAAGGTATCAACCATCCAATTTTGTTCATAGTTTTTTGCATATTTTGTTTCTATGAATATTTTTTTATTTCCATTTTTTGTAAAAATAATGGGCCAATTACAATAATGATATTCTCCTACACTATATGGAACACTATCAATGCTACCAGTATAATCAATCTTAGTTTTTTTATTGATAGAACCATCAGGGAAAAATGGTTTAAGATTGTTTTTTGACATATTTGTTATCCCCCAATTTATATGATTATCTCCAAAGAATTCACTAAATGATAGCTTCAAATAATCAAGATTTTCATTTTCTACAATCACCATTAACGTATCGAATATGTTTTTATCAAATTTTGTTCTAAAACCATTTTTACAAAAAGCTTCGTTTGTATGCAATAGCATATCATCTTCAAAAAATACCATATATTCATGTTTACTATTATTAAAATGTTCAGCTATTTTTTGCCTACCATCACATATACCAATATTATTATAATTAAATACTTCAAACCCATATTTTTTGAATATTTTATTATATTCTATTTTCGTTTTTTTATCGGTTGTATTATCTAAAACATATTTTTTATTGTTTAAAAATGTTTCAGGATATGAATTTAAAAAAGATTCTATCCAAGTTTCAAATTGTTTTGGTGTATTATATGTTAAACAATATATTGCTAATTTATCTTCATCTAAGGTTGGTTGTTTTTGGGAATTTATATCATCAAAAAACTTATAAACCAGACCATTTTCATTTATCATGTGGCAGTTACATAATTCTGGATATTTATGTGCAATTATACTGAAAATAGACTCCTCTGTGCCCATATAACCGTTATTTAATGTATCAGATAGTATTTGATAATATTTATCGTTTATATCGGCTAATATTCGTTTATGACCACCAAATACTCCACCTCTTGCAACAAATTTAACTTCATCACTTGCATATGCATCTATTTCACTTTTTTTAAATCCATGAATTTCTGTTGTTGTTTCATACGGAAAACATACATACAACATTTTATTCATTTTTGATTTTATTTTTTGTATAAAATTATTATTGATTTTTTCTCTAATATTTCCAACGGTATTTGCAATTCCAGCATCTACCCATAAAAAATAATCAGTATCAAAATAATTTAATATTGAAGCGTCATTTAACCAGAATTGTTTAGACATGACCAATGGATTATATAACTCTAGTTTTGCTTGAGGACTAATTTCAAGCCATGTTGCCTGTGAATACCATTCTTTGTTTTTTCTTATTTTATTCGTTTGTTTTAAAAATGGAAATTCATGTAATTTTTTTATAATAATTTTTGTATTATTTTTGTGTCTATGTTTCCATATAAATGGTTCTACTTTTTCTTCTGTAAAAATAACCATTGGAACATTAACTTCTAATAATTTTTTAAAATTATCTAAATATGTTTGAAATGTTCTACAAAATCCTTTATCAAGTTTATCTCTTCCAATGTCAAATAAACCTGTAACAATTGTTAAATTCTTCATCAATATTAAATTTGTTTTGTTACTTTAACACACCATCCCTTTGATTTACTATGTGTCCATATTGAGTATGAACTAGGTTTTTGTGTTGAAACAAATGATAATTGAAAATCCACCGCACCTTTTTTGATAGATTCATTAACTTCATTTTTATTTAAATCATTTCTGTATAGTTCCATACCATTTGCATCATGTGCACCCACATAGAAAAAATCATAGTCATCTAAAATATCACCCCATTCTGCTATAGGAACATGAATTCTAACATCAACTGAATGTGCAAATGACTCATACCATTCCTTATCAGGTGTGTGAGTTTTTTTATGATAGGGTAATTCTTTATCCAATGTTGCTTGTGTTACACCTCTTTTCTCAAAACATATTCCTGCATATTCTTCATAATCTCTTAAACTTCTATTTTTACCAAAACCATATTTACCAAAATCTATAGAATCAGGCTTATTCCCATCCATACCAAATAATATTCTATTTCTATTATGCGATATATCGTTTCTATCTGTCCAAGTGTGGGTTATTGTACCACTGTTTTTGGCAGTTGGAACATGTTCATCCCACATTTTAATTCTATTTTTTCTTGTATATTCATGCCATGCAACAACTATGTGTGGATGAAATAAATCATATCCATGTGTAAAAGCTCTTACTGCTATCGAAATCTCTTCACCGTGAAAAAAATATTCAGGGTCATGTTGTACTTCTTTACTAAATTTACCATCTGCAAAACAAAAATGACCTGAATAAAACCTAGCTGGAACTGCCTTCTCAAGCATCTGCCAATTAGGAATTTTTTGTGGCATAAAAAACACTGCACCCTCTGGAATAAATTTATCAAAATTCATTCTCCAAGGAACATTAACTCTTCCTTCAGGGTCTTTTTCAGGGTCATATGATGGTAAATATGCAGTCAATATAGGTTTTGGACTTTCCTTTGTTCTTAATTCTTCCAACATTTTAATCAAAGTTTCATCCCATTTTTCAATGAAACGATGGTGAGAATCTAATTGTAATGTATATTTCTCTACATTATACTCTTGTTGAATTAAATTTCTTGCCCAACATGCACCCTTTGTTTGCATATGTGGAACATCAATTAATTCAATTGTTGCATTATTATATTCTAAATAAATTTTTGTAAATTTTCCATCATTTACAAAATCTATTACGTTGAATTCTTCCGATAAAAAATCTTCAATCGTTTCATTTTCATCTGAATGTTGCCAACACACTACAATTCTCAACATTTCTGGATAGTTAGATTTATTGATTAAATCTTTAAGTGTTGGAATTAATTCTGGGTCTCTATAACTTGCTATTTGAACAAAAATACTATTCACTTTCTTATTTCCATATTATATTTAAAATGAGGGGCAATATCCCCTCATTTTTTACGATAAAAAATTACCCTTTACGTGGTCTTCCCGGACCTTTTTTAACCACTGTTGATTGAACATCTTGTGATGATGCAACTGGATTAGGTGGTTGTGTTGGTACAGGTATAGGTTTTGATTCTACTTCTGGTGAAGGTGGGGCAACTGTTGGTTGAGGACCTGGATATGGTTGTACAGGTTCTGGTCTTGCTTGTCTCACACCTGTACCTGTTAAAGTTCCACGTCCACCACTTCTTGGTGGAATAATTTCACCTCTTGTAGTTTTTACCATTACCATTTGGTCAAAATATTTTAATGCATTCATACCATTTTGTAATGTATTTTGGTCTAACAAATCCCATAATGGAAAATTGTTTGCTCCACGTCTATATACAATCTTTGCCAATCTATCTAAATCTGTTCTATCTAGTTCATTTAGCTTTATATATGCAATATCTCCGTTTTCAAATTCTCGTAAAACTAAACATTCATATTCTACACCGTTATTATATAATTCTAAATATCTAATGTGTCTACTTGGCTCTGCCATTTTTCATTCTCCTTAATATATTATTTTAGTTGTCAATTACTTAATTTATAAAATATTATTGTTTATAAAATAAATATCTGTTATATTATATATTTATGTTATAAAAAATTGGGTGTACCGAATGAAAAAAACTAAACGTGGTGGAGTTATTCCATACCGTAAATTTAATAATGAAATAAAGATGTTATTTATGAAACCATCAAATTCTAAATATGGTGGTGAAAAATATCAAATTGCAAAAGGTCATATTGATGATTCTGATGTTTCTATAAAACATGGTGCATTTAGAGAAGCTAAAGAAGAGTTAGGATTAAGAAAAGAAAATGTTAAAAATATTTTATTTATTGGTGAATTTTTAAATAACATTAATATTTATATATGTGAAGTCATTAATCTTGACGATTTTTTAGAATATACTGATGAAACAGATTCTATAAAATGGATGACATATAAAGAATTTATGAATAACGGTAGAACTATTCATAAAGAAATAATTAAAACCGTTTATGATAAATTATCTAATTAATTCTACCGCTTCTGTTTCCTCAATGTAGTCAACCAAGCTATATATATTTGGGACAATATAGCAATTAGGTACATGTATCATTTGAGAATATGTTGTCAAATTTTTCTCAATTGTGTTAACATAATTAAATCCACTATACGTTTTATACATTTTAAATATTTTAAACCCTTCTTTTTGAGAACGATGTTTAATATCTAATGGTAAATCTTGTGTTAACCCAATTCTAAATACATTACTTGGTGTATTTGGATATTGTAATATAAATAAAATTGTGTCTGTTGATTGAAGTGTTGCTATTCTTTCAGCAACAGAATACCCTAAAAAATCTTTCCATGATAACCATTCATTACTTTTTCTATATATAATATCTGGTCGTGATGGTATATCATCAGGTTTATTACCTGATTTTGCGAATGTATACCATTGTTCTCTATTTTTAAACAACAATGATTGTGCATATGCTTTTGCTTCTTTAAAACGTCTATAACGTTTTTTAGTTGGAAAAACATTTGAGTTACCCAACCAATCATTCCAAGATATCCATTCTTTTTTATATGCCCTATCAGGGGATATTGGTATTCTAACAGGATTATTCAATCTATGCCATTTTATGTATTGTCTAATTGATTCAATCTGCTCACTTCTAACTAATTCTCTTGCATGTTCAAATTCATAACATACTCTAGGTCTACCTCTAGGTCTTTTATTTTTTTTTATATCTGTTTTTTTCTTTTTTGGCATGATTTTATTATAATTTGTTTGTAAATATTATAAATATTTATATTATTTATTTCAATATTTTTTTTGTTATGGAAGAAAAAAAACTAAAAAAACTAACACTTAAGGATAAATTAATTGATGTTGCTGAAATTATTGATGCATGGAGAATAGTTCCACGTGCATTTTTGGTTGTCTATGGTTTATTAGTTATTCAACTATACACTTGGTTTATTAATATACCAACACATGTTCAAACAAAATGCGATGCAGCAGTAATGAAATTTTTGTCTGAAAATGGAGTAGGATTAAAAGAAGCACAAGAATTATCATGTTACGTTGTTGATACTGTTGGTGGGGCAACTGCTGCACAAACAGCTTTTGTCACAACAATTATTGGATTATCAAGTGCGATATTTGGTTTTTATGCTTCAACTGGTAGAAAATGGGAAAAGGGTGGCAGAGATAATGGTTATATTCAACCTATAATTAATTATCCACCATACCCAACTCCATCACCACCAAATTATAGAAAACATCCGTATCACAATGATGCGAATGCTCCACCTCAAGATAATGAAGTTAAATTTGAACCATAATTATCTTGGAAATGGTTTATTTTTTAAAACTGGTGCTAAATCACTTAAATATGTTGTAATTCTTTCCATTTGATGTTTTACACAAAATCTCATAAAGGCATAATGGTTATATTTTTTATCTCTGTTTTCTTCTAGTTGAATAACTTTTTTAATCATTTTTTTAATTGGTTTTGGTTGTTTTGTTAAATCCATTAACATTTCATTTTCTTCAAATAATTCTTCTGTAATGTATTCTATTTCAATTGGAGAATTATTAATCATTTCAATGCTTGTAAATTTATTTTTCATTAAAGTATTAAAAACATAATCATCTTTATATGCTTCTTCTATTTTATTTTTTCTTAAACGTGGATAACTTGATTGTACATTATCTGATGCATCTCCTCTGAAACATTTTTCAAAAATATGAAATCTTGCATCATCGTTCCATTCTGATAAATCTCTTTCTTTATCTTTAATTGGGTCAATTAATTTAACTCTTGGATTTGACATTAATTGAACAAAATCTTTATCTGCACTAATAATAATATTATCATCATTTTTATTCATTTGAACATACCCAGCAATTAAATCATCTGCTTCTAAATATTTACCACGCAATGTTATTATTCTGGTTTTATTTTTTATTAACTCATAAAATTCATCAACATGCTCATCGAACTTTTTCATCATTTGCTCCTGACTTTCTGTCAGATTTTTTCTTCGATTTCCTTTATATTTTTTATTTGTTATACATGTTGATAGGTCCTTTGTATATTCTTTTCTCCATGAATATGAATCAAATGCTAACACAACATTATCGGGTTTATGTTTATCATAATGATATTTTAATTGTAGTAATGCTGATTGATTGCATAACCCTGTTATTATTTCTTTTGCATCTGCATCTTTATTTGATGCAAAAAATACTCTATATAATAAATTTGTTGTATCCATTATTAAATTTTTAGCCATTATTCAAACTCACTTGTTTTTTCATTTATATAGTCTTTTGCAATATCAGTTAATTGTACGTGTCTACTAACCATGTTTAAATATGAATGTACAATTGTATCTTCATCACCTGTCATACCTGCTTTTTTACACATTTCAATAAATTTAGAATTCCAATCCATTCGTATTGCCAACCCATTTTCGGTTAACTTACTTCCAACGATTTCAATAAATGGTTGTCCGTTTCTTGTTGCAATTTCTTTACGTTGTTTAAATGCAACTTGGACTCTTTTTTCTTCTTCTTCTTCTTTTTTTCTTTTTTCTTCTTCTTCTTTTTTTTCTTTCTCTATTCTTTCTTTTTCTTCTTCTTCTTTTTTTAATTTTTCTTCAAATAATATTTGAAGTGCTAGTTCTTTTGCTTTTATTAGAATTTCTTCTTCTCTTTTTTCTTTCTCTATTCTTTCTTTTTCTTCAAGTTCTTTAAGTTCTTTAAGTTTTGTTTTTTCTCTTTTAAATATTTCAAACATTTTCTAACCCTCAAATTTTTCACGTAAAATATAAACTGGTATATTATCTATCATTACCTTCATAAACCCACGTTTTGTTATTGATACTTCAATTACACCATCATCTGATTTTCTTTTTGCATAACTTAAAGTTGATAAAATATTTTTAAATTTATAAGGAAAGTTAAAATCAAAATCATCTTCAGAAAATTCAACATTCTTAGTTATAATATGTTTAAAAGTATTAGAATTTATGTCATCCGTTTCAAAAGAGAGAACACCATTGTGGTATTTTAAATATACGTTTTCACTCCCCATTACATTTTTAGATTTATTTAATAATTCTAAAGAATCTCCATCTAAATTAAATGTTAAACTTATAGGGTCATTCAATCTTTTAGGTGCAACAATTGTCATAGGTGATGCACATCTATATTCAATTGATGTCCTTTTTTCTTTATATTTTACTAAAAGTCTATATGGAAAACTGAACCCATCCCTATTATTTTTTAATTCATATTCTATTTTTGGATTATCTAATATATTAATAGAATTACTAAAAACATTTATATCTCCAATTGCAATAGCATCAAAATCCATATCTGGAATATTGTCTGTATCTAATACCATTATTCCATCTTGATTTTGTCCCCTAAACCCAACCTCATCAAAAATTACACTCTCAATTCCGAGTATTTTAGATATTGCTGTTGCACTCTGCATATATTTAACAAAATCACTATTCATTTTATTCATATTAATATTCCACTAATTCATCAAATAATAAAGTTTTAAATGTTGGCATTATTTCACCAATTGCACCCAATATTGATTTAACTGTATTTTCAATCAATCTTTGTGTTTGTGCTTCTTTATCAATTAAGATATAAAAATGTTCCATAAACCATGTTGGAAACTCATTCATGTCTGTTGGAACTGCTATACTTTTAAATATACCTATTGGTTTTTTTAAGTAATAAACTTTTATTTTTGAACCCGACATTATACTATAACTTTCAAGGTCATTATACTTCTCTAAACAATAATTGTAAAGTATACTTGCACGAACATGTCCCGGAATCTTATTCAATTCTTCTCCATTTTCATATTTTTCAGTATATTCTTCAACTTTATTAACACCTTTAGGTAAACCAATATCAATTAAAGTTGTTTTTTCTTTAATTGTATATCTATATTCAACTAATTCATAACTTATATCTTTCCAACTTCTTCCTGTTAACAAATCACGCATCAATCTAATTAAATTTTCTTTAATCATTTTTGGTACAGTTGTTCGTTTTAATGGAAGTCCCATTATTTTCATTTCATCAACATCATATCCATCCTTTTTAATCAAATGTAAAATATAATGTTTTTTCTTAACAAAAATTCCTTTGTCAGCTAATATTTCTTGTTCTGCAAATATTTTCTTAGAAAAATCACTATAACAAAAAAATGTTTCTTCCATAAATGAAGGAAATGATTTATTTACTTTTTTCTCAACATATTTTCCAACAGAATATGCTTTTTCCATATCTTCACAATGTGTTTTAAAATAACAACTATCAGTGTCTGAATATATTGTGGAATCCGATGGATAAATATATTCACCGTCTAATATATTAGCAACCTTTCTAACCATGTGCATTAATATTTCTCTTCCACTTCTTGTAGTTGATTCTGCTAATCTAATATCAAAGAATTTAAACCATTTGTTACCAAGTGCACCATACATTGAATTAAGTTGGATTTTTTTGATATATTGTACACGATGATAATAATTTGCTTCTATCTTTAATTTTTTTATTTTATCATTATTTATTTTCTCCATTTCAGGAGTTTTTGATAGTTCTTTTATTTTATCTTTAGTTACTGTTTTCTTTGCTTGATATTCTTTTCTACTTTTATACCATTCTGTTAAAATAGAAGGTATTATTCCTATAATGTCTGTTCGAAATACTGTACCATAACCACTTAATGTATATTTATTCTGTTTAAAAAAGTCACTCCATTCTTCAGCAGTTCTTTCATCAACATCACCATTTTCATAGAAAAAAGTTAATATTGTTTTAGTTTTATTTTTTATATTTTCATATGCTTTTTCTTTTTCAATAAACTGTCCAACAATAGTCTCAGGACTGATATTCAAAGAAATTATTACGTTAGGATACAATGAACCAATGTCAATTGCACTTATACCAGAATGCATTCCTATTTGTGGTGGTAGAACTAATGCACCTGTAAATTTTTCATATATATCATTAAATACTGGTTTATCTTTAATGACATTAGTTGTGGTTTCATGTGAATAATTAATTACTGCTTGTTCAGCTAATTTAATTGTCCCCAATACATCATTTATTTGTCCACCTGTCATATGTGCCATATCAATGGCAACTTGCATGTATCCTAATACATCTTCAAACCCTTTAAGAACCTCTGTATCTCTCTTGTTATATCTTAAAAAGTGAAAAAAATCATTATTGTATAATTCATGTAATGTTCCATTATATGTTAATTTTTGTAAATCAGGTAAAACATATTCAGAAATAGCTTCCAATGTATAACTTGGTTTTTCATCCATTTCAAAATTTTTATAAAGTAACATATAGTCTATGTTAATTCGACCTTTTAATACTAAAAGTTTTTGTACATTTTTAAACTTTTCGTGTTTTACTTCCTTATAATAAGGATTTCCTGCACCTTCAAACGATAATTTATTTGCATATTTTTTTCCCAAAACTTTTAATAATCTTTCATACATATATGGAGTATCATAAAAATCAGAGTTCCAACCAGAAATTATGTCAGAATTTTCGATTTCTTTCAAAAATCTTAATAATAAATCCGATTCTTTTTTGAATAAATAAATTTCAACAGATTCTTTAATATCTTCAGGAATGTCATCAATCGTAATGTTTTTAAATTTCTTTGATGGTATTGCTAATATAACCATTCTTTGGCTATATTCATGATACATTGCAATAGCATTAACAGGTGCATATGCATTCTTTGGTTTTGCATATCCAATTTTAGGGTCATAATCTGTTTCTATATCATATAATGTGAAATTTAATTTATTTGTGCTTTTTTTATTAAAATATTTGTTTGATAATGTTTTATATTCTAATGGTATATCAGATTCATAAATATCTTTTCCTTTTTCAATTAACATGTTTCTAGCATCTCTCATCTGAGAGTAACTATTAAATTCTAATTTTGAAACATTATTACCATATAAATCTTTTTTATCACCATATTCATCATTTTGATAATAAAAGTAATATTCAGGGGAATGTCTTTTAAGTATTCTTTCTCCTTTTTTATTTCTTTCCCAGACAAGAACATTTTTCTTGTCTGGGGACATTACTGATGAGATGTAAGACATTAATCTTCATCTTCCTCTTCATTATTTGCCATTACAGTTTCGTATATTACTTGAAATGTTGTTTGTTCTGTAACAAATTCCGAATACTTATTTTTAAAATACAATGTTAACATAGCATTTAAATCTTTTTTTGTTATTTGATGTTCTTCACTTAATTCAGCAATTGATTCTTTGATTGCTTCTTTTCTATCTGAAATGATTTGTAAATCCTGTGAACATGCTTCAAGAACTTTACGGATTTTTTCAATATCTCTAGGATTTGTTGGTGGTATAGATTCTTTAACAACTGCCATAGTTTTTTCTCCAATTTATAAAAAGTTTGTACATTATAAAAATTGAAAAACAAAATGTCAACACTTAAAACCATGTTTTATAATTTCCTTGAAAATTATTCATATCATATTTATACCCACCTTCTGCTTCAATATGAAAACGAATAAGGTTCAAATCACCTATTTCAACATTAGATACATTATACACAAAGTTTGGACCACTTGGGTGAATTATCAATGTTCCTCTTATTGGATTAAACCCAAAATTATGGGTTGGAAACTCATATTTACCACCTTTAACTTCAAAATATGGGTCAAGTGGTGCTTTATCATTGTATTCATTTAAAAATATTATACCAGTAAAATCATTCTCGTTTATTTTTTTCCATCCATTATTTTTTGAATATACACTATTATCACATTTTCTAACATTTGATTTATATTTTTCTGGATACCATTCATGTGAAAATCTGGTTATTGCTTTATATTCAAACCCATAGTATTTTTCAATTTTTTCAATTATTTCTTTTAACGGTTGTAATAATCTATTGTCAGTTAATTTATTATTTTTATTTACTTGTAATACCATATCATTTGAATCAAATGTTGGCATTACATTATTTGAACGTTCTATTATATCTTCACACTGTAAAGGTGAAATAAAATCATCTACGATATAAAACGGGGATTTAGTTTGCATATACATCTCCTATAAATGAAATATTTATAGGAGATTTTTTTTAATGATGATTTTTTTCAAACCATTTTTTTGATAAAACTATTTTTTCAATATTTGATTCTTCTAACCTAAATGGAACATCACAGTATCTGTGTTCATCAATTTTTATAGTTAGGTTTGTTCTTGCAATGCCATTTGATTCACATACATTCATACTTGCAACGCTTTCAGATAATTGAATTTCTCCAACACCACAAACATTTTCAAAAATATTTAATTTTTTGACGTACATGATATTTTCATCAGATTCTGATATAATCGCTTTAATAATAGGTTCATTACCAAATGATGACATCTTAACATTAACGACATTATATGTATTATCTAATTTTTCTTCAATACTATTGTTTGATTCATTTAATTTAATATCATCTTCATTTTTTAATTTAATATTATATTCTTTTATTGATAAACCTTTATTATCCAAATATTGTTTAAATTCTTCTAATGTTTCAAATTTCATACATCACCTCTTAAAACTTTATTTCTTCTTGTTAATAATTGTGATAATGTTTTTCTTTTAGTTCTATTTGATTTTCTAACCCTTTCACCTTTTTTCATTCTTGCAGCTTTTTTCCCTAATCGAACTCTTAATGGGTCTTTTCTTTTTCCACAATCAGTTGCCTTTTTAACCATTTTCCCTTGTTTTGGTCCACTCATACACCTAAATTGTCTGACAAACTTCGTTCCATAACGTTTAAATTGTCTTTCTGCTGTTGCTTCTTCAATTATATTTTTGTCTAAATCATAAATATTACCATGTTCATCTACCAAACATTCTTCACATTCTTCATAGTATTCTTCAATCATTATATCTTCTAATTTCATCTCATTGCTCCATTTTGAATATTTTGATTTTGTTGTGAAGCATTCATTTCTTGATTTTTTTTCAATTCATCATCTTTTATTTGTTGTTTTTTATTAAAATTATCTCTTGAACGAACTTGTTGAATTTTTGCCATTAGTTCTTTTAATGCTAACCTCATTTGCTCCTGTTTATACATTTTTTGTTCAACTGTATCTGTTGATGATGGTGCATACTTTGTTCTAATATTAATTTTTTCTCTTTGAAGAGACTGTATTGAATCGAATTGGTCACTTTCTAATATATTATACATCATAGGACTAAATTTAAAGTTTTCACTTGCCATCATTTTATTTTTTTGATAATTATGTCTAGCAATATCAGCCATTTTTTTTGCTTCTTTTTCTTTTTCTTTTTGAGCATCCATTTCAGCTTCAATTTCCATCATTTGTTGTTGCTTATCCATTTCCATACTAGCGATTTTAGATGAATATTCCGCTTGTTGTGCTTTAGCTTTTTCAGCTTCAGCATCAGCTTTAGCTTTTTCAGCATCTGCCTGTGCTTTAAGTGTTGCCATTACTGATGCTAATATTGATTCAGCACTATTTCCTTGTGGTTCTTCAAAATCTTCAACCGAATCGTCTTCCATATCATCCATATCTTGCATATCCGAACCATCTGGTGCACCATTCATATCATCCATATCTTGCATTTCCATATCATCAGATTTTTCTAAATTTTCGTCTTGATTAAAATCATCTTGAACTTCTTCAACAGAAGTGGTTGTATTTTTTTCATTATAAATAACATCGGATGGTATCTTTGGAAAGTCAACATCAAGTATGTCAAACTCTTTTTTAAGTTCATATAACAATTCAGCCATGCTCATATTTTTCCCAACATGACCAGACTTTTTAAAATCTTCGATTTCTGCTAATTCTTTACTGACTCTTATTTCAAATTCATTTCCTTGTTCTGAAGGTAATGTAATTCGCATAATATTTCCATCATCATCTTCAATTCCAAACACTACAGTATCTTTTCTTTCAACTGATTTATATTCACTGTTTTTTAGTGTTGCAAATACATCAGAAATATCAGTAGATTCATACAACTTGTTTATTTTTTTTGGTATCATGTCTGTAACAGGTTTATAATCTAATTTAGTTGTGTTTCTATTAAAAAAATCTTTTAAAAAATCAATAAGTTTTTGAGGTGAATTTTTTTCACCAAAACCACGTGATGTTTTAACAGCTATTGAACCACCACCCATTGCACCTGCTGATGCAGTTTCATTTATCTTTTTAACCATGTTATTTTCCTTGTCAGTTTATATTATTTATTTATTTTTCAACATAAATATATCTTTTTCTGTCATTAGATTAAATCTAATTCCTCTTTCCATGCACCATATCTTAGCATATTTCCATTTTTCTTGATTCACAGCATATATTTTTGATTCATATAGCCTATTTTTCTGTGTTCTAGCTCTTGTTGGAATAGTTTGCTTATATGGTTTAATTTCAATTATCTCTTTGATAACAGCACCATTAGAATTATAATATTCAACATATATATCTGGATAATAAAACGCATGTTTTGCACCTCTTCCATCAAATGTTGGTTTTATATATGGTATTTTTATTTCTTCAGATGACCAACAAATAATATTTGGATTATTATCACAAAAATCAAAAACTTCTAATTCCCATGAAGACCTAAATATAATGTTATTCACATCACCCATATATTTATCTGGGTACTTTGGTATATATAAACCTTGTTTATAATTTGATGTTTGTTTATTATTTGGTGACTGTGTTAATTTTTTTATTTTCCCTGCTTTTTTCTTTCTTCCATTAATTGAAGTTCTTCGTGTTGAAGATGTTCGTTGAATTTTTTTTCTTGTATTTTTTATCTTACTCATATGTTATATTAACAGCATCATATGAAAAAACAAATGTGATTGTAGGTGCTTCTGATGTTGTCATATCTAATTCATCTGCAACCATACTTGTTATTTTGGGGTTAATATAATCATAATGCACTTTCGACACTTCATATAATTGATATACCCAATTGTAATGGTGGGTTACTCTAATGTTTTTTATTAAACCATTTCTTTGCATTGAATCTAACGGTCCAATACTTGCAGCACCATTTTGTCCCAATAAATCAATTATATCTGCTTGACCACTTTTTATATTTGATACAGGACTTACTTCATTTAAATATTCTTTAAATATATCATGTGCTTTATTTGCATTATCATCATAAAATGTTATTGAACCTGTTCCATTTTCTGTTTTTATTGCGACTTTTGTTCTAAAATTATAATAATTGACATCCTCGTATGAAATATTTATAGTTGGTCTTGATGCTGTTTTTACACCAAAATCCATCTCATACATATCATCAGAACCACGTGTTGTATCCCCAAACCTAAGAGTAAATTTAACTGTGAAAGTAAACCTTTGTTTTGGTGCATCGGTTCCACCAAAATCATCTGCTGTATCACCATTAGTTAGTCTCCAAAATGATTGAAAATCCCCTGACATTATTTATTCCCTTCAATTATTGTATATTTATTCGCTAATCTTACGAGTTTTTTTACATATGATATTATTGATTTTTTATGTTTATTCATATCAAATATACCATTTTTAATTTCTCTACCAATTGCATCTATTAAAACATACATCTCATTTAAAAATGTTCTTTCATTTCTTGATAATATTGGTATCAAATGAAAAACTTTTAAATTTGTTAGTATTATTTTTCTCATTGTTTCAACATTTGCAAGTTTAACCATTTCCTTATCACCATATAATATTTTATTAAAATACCTTACTGGTGTTGAACCTTTTCCAGATATTATTAATGATAATGAATTTAAAGATTTTATTCCTATATTTATTTGACCACTACCATAGTCTGATAATATACCAAAATTTTCTACTAAAGATGTTTTTTCTTCTTCTATCTTATTATATAAAATTGAAGTGTTAACATATTTTTTAACCATTAGCAGTTTTTCAACTTCAGTAAATTTATTTTTATCTAATAAAGTTGCAATCTCTACAATGTCTGTGTTATTTGTTGTCATATGTATATTTATAAAAAAAGGAAGATTATAATCTTCCTTTTTTGTTTATACATATTGATTATATTATTGACTACCTGCACCACCAGTAGCATTTTTTGTAACACCAGTAATTAACTGTCTTGCATTATCAAAACGGATTGTTGCTGTTATTCTCAATGCATCACTTGTTGAATAATCTAAATCTCCCCAATCCACATTACTAAACCATGCACCTTCTAATAACCATGATTCTAATACAAGGTCATCACCATCCAATGATTCAAGTTTAACAGCAAATTTATACACTGAACCTGCAATAGCTGATGGCAATCTTGGTGCTGCACCATTACCAATCAATTTTTGTTGAATTTCTAATTGTTGTTGTACTGTTTGTTCTACTTGACCACCAATATCTGCTTCAAATGATATATTTACGGGTTCATATTCATGTTTACCTGCAACATATGCTTTTGAATTATATCTGTCCAATACAACTTCATCAAATCTTACCTTTGGTCTATCTGCTGTTACAGCTTGTACTCTCAAAGGTTGTGGGTCACCAGCAATCCCTTGAAAATTGACTCTCCATTTGTGTTTTAGTTTTGGATGGAAAATACCGTTTCCATCAACACCCAAATCTGTAATTAATGCCATTGTTTTCTCCTTATTGTTGGCTCAAATCGTTTATAATGAACTTTCAAACATTATTTTTTTCTACATATTATTATTTATTATATTTACAAAAAAAATATTAAAAAAATTGATTTTAGGATAAATATTTTAACATAATGGAGTATTTAAATGAGATTTATTGATTTTTTAAAAGAATCTGCTAATGGTTCTAAGATTATTATTCAACAAGTATTAGATAATATTGATTATGGTCATGTTGACTATAATGAAGAAGAAATTAAATTTAATGTTGGAAATATAGTTAAAAATAGTAAATTCAACAACTTAAACGTTATTATTGTACAAAGAAATAAAGATGAAATCCGTTTAGGTAAATCAAAATCAAACAATGATTATGTTATTGTTATTAAAACAACTCAAAAATTGCCTGAACGTAAAGAGATAGATACATTCATTTCAGAAAATAATAGGATATATCAATTATTTTATTCAACTTTAAAAAAATATATTAAAAGGGGGGAGTTTTCTGACAGTGATATATCCATTTATGAGAAGAAAAAACAATCACGTGAATATGGAACATTTGAAGAAATGTATAATAATGTCATTGATAAAATAAATGAAAAAATAAATGAGTTCAAATCTGTTACTAAAAAAATGAAAGATAGAATTCAAAAAACAAATGATGAAAGTGAAAAACATAAATTGGAACTTGCTATTCTTTCATGTAAAAAAGATACAATCGGTGCATCATTTAAAGATTTTTTAAATATATCAAAAAAATTGGCATCTGAATCAAATTTTGAATTTGATAAAGAATCAAAGAATAAATTTGATTCAAGAATTGAAAGTTATTATGAGAGTAAAGTTAATCCATTACTTTAATCAAATTGGATTTCATCATTTGAACTTAGTGTAAAATTTAATTCAATTTGTCTTATTCCTACATTTGGTTTAATTGTATATTCCAAAAAAATCTCATGTAAACCATCTTCATTCTTCTTTATATCAATTTTATTTAAACTATGTTCACAATTATTAAAATTGTATTCAAATGATTTTATTCTTTTTTTATTTCTATGTTCTTCTAAACTATAAATATTATTTTTCATTTAATGTATAACTCCAAACCATGTTCCCACAATCATATATTTTATAATAACCCATTTCTAAAATTTTATCTTCGGTACTTTCATTAATATTTATATCCAATTTATGTCTCATAAACGATGTTCTGTGCTTTAATGTTTTAAAATCATTTGTATACCAAGGTGATGGTGGTGAATCGTGGGTTAATTTAAAATTCAAAGTGTTATATATTTCCCCATAACTCCATCTCTTATCTGCATATGAAATAATCTTTTTAGGTGAATAATCTTTTATAAATCTTTTAAATATTTTTGATGCAATACCAACAACACTAACATCACGTAAATTGCAATATCTACACAATTCATATTCACCGTCAACATGCTTGGAAAAACGCAATTTAGAGAAAGTCATAACTGCAACAAGTTCATCGTTTTCATATGCACCATATCTAATTGATGATATGTCTTTCCCCTGTATATGATTTTCATTTAAGAATTTTTTAGATATTTTTGATGAAATTTCAATTACATTCGTTTTTCTGGCATATATAACTCTATTTGTTTTATTTATAATATGTTTAATCCTAGATTTTGTTATATCTTTTTTGTATTCCCATTCACTATCAAATATTGTATACAGTTTAATGTTTTTTTCATTTGCTAACTCTCTTTTTTTTAACAAATGATTTTTATCTTTAAATAAATTAGAGTGCCAATATATTCCACAATATTCTATACCAATATTTAGTTCTGGTAAATATATATCAATTTCTTTACCAGATAATTGTGTTCTATCATTTCTTATTACTTTACCACTATAAAACGTTTTAATCCATTCATACATTTCAGTTTCACCTTTAGATATACAGTATTCTAACGGATAACATGTAGGACATATATTAATACCGTTTTTTGTTGATTGTCTAAATATTTGCCTAGTTCTATTGAATGTTGTTTCACATTTATTACATTTTAAATGATACGTATAATAATCATGTGACAATATTGTTAAATTATTTTCTTTTGCTTTTATTTTAATTAAATTGTGGTATTTTATTCTTTTATTTTTTGCATTTATCAATAACTGTTCTTTTGATTTTTTTGCATGTTCATCTGATAGTTTTTCCCCCAATAACGGGCTTTTCCACCCATTTTTCTTTTTTTCTTGAATTGTTTTATTTCTTTTATTTACAGATTCAGTAGAATAAGTGTGTCCTTTTAAACTATCTGATATTTTATTTTTTGTTTCTTTAGACAATTTTTTATTTGTATTCCAATGTTCATTATTTGCATAATATTCTTTCATTGAAATAGATTGCTTATTTCTTTGCTCCTTTGATATTTGTTTACCTTTATTCCAAGGGATAATTGTTTGTTTTGATTTTGTTTCTTTGGTTTTTTCTGATTTTTTTTTTGATACACTTTTTGACACAACTAATGGACTATTGTATTTTGACATATATTCATCCATTGTCATATTATGTGATTTTTTTAAATGTGTTGCTGTTATTTGTTTAAAATGTTTACCACACTCTAAACATTCTATAGTATCAAATGTATTCATTCTCTTATTTTAAATAAAAAAAATGGGGAAGTCAATTCCCCATTTTTAATATCAATTAAAAATTATGTTATCCAATTAATATTTCTCTTCCACCAATGTCAGTTCCAGTATTTACAACCCTAACAGGCACATAAATAAATTCTACCGCTTTAACTGGTTTAATAGCAACGTCTATCCATAACTCATTTCTATCAATTCTGTCAGGAGTATTATTAGTTTCATTACACAATGATGCATAATCATATAATCCTCTTCTAGATATTAATTCAGCCAAAGTTGAATCTGTTGTTGCTTTAGCATTTTCTCTTGTAATTTCATCATTTGGGTCAAACAAATATGGGAACAATGCATGACGCAAAGTTCTTTTAATATATTTAACTAACCTTGATACATTTACTCTATCTAACGCTGATGATGCACCATATGATGTTTTTTGACCTAACACCATAATACCTCTACCTGCCATAAATGTTATTGGATTAATATCTTTTGGTGATTCATATAATGAATCACGTGTACCAAAATCAATATAATCTTCAACAAATGTTGTTGGACCTCCTAATGTTCCAGAAACATATCCAATTTTTGTCAAATGTGGACATTCACCACGTTGAACACCAGCAGGTGCAAACCATAATTCACCGTTTAAATCATTATATGCAAATACTCTAAGTGCTGTTGATGCAGCAGATGTCATGATATCTTTTCCATCTAAATTAGATGATATACCATGAGGATAGTAATATGCTATATGATAAGAAGAATGATTTCTTTCTGGTGTTTGTGACCACACTGTAATTCCTAAAGGTCCTGTTGGTGGTTTATCAAATGGTGTTTCACCTATAACAAATACCTCTTCAAACAAATCTTCAGATAATCTGATTAATTCATCACTAGCTTCAGGAAATCCCGGTGCTAATGTTACATTATAAGTAACATATTCACCACGTATATTTGTATCAGGGTTATTAATTACTTGTTGAATTTGAGTTTTTACTTCTAATCTTCTTTCAGAATCATTTGCACCAAGTGATGTTTCAAACAAAAATTCTCTTGTGTTATCGAAATCATCGGATGCTGCTAATAATAACCCTTCTGCTTCATCGGCTGTAAATTCAGTTCCAACAACTGCACCAATGGACCAGTTATCTATTAATGAATATAATCCGTCATATCCACCAACAATTGTCGAATATGTATTATCATATACATCCAAGTCACCGATACCTACACCCCCAACTGGTGTGTCAAATGATTCAAATAAGTTAACATTAGCAAATAATGCTGTTGTTCCACTTTGACCATCTGTTAAAATCTCAACACTTGATGTTACACCTTTCAAACCAGATGTTATTCTTATTCTACCTTGAATCAATTCAACTGTTGTGTTTACATCTGTTGTAACCGCTTGAATTTCGTTTTGGATTTCTAATATTAGTTCTCCAAATGTTTGTGCATCTTGACCAAAAATTGTAACTGGTACAACATTTGTTCCACCACTGTCTACAACTTCCACTTCAAAACCATATACAGTTGAATCATTTGTTAAACCTGTAATATCTGATTCCTGTAGGTATCCACCAGATGTATCAAATAATACATCTTGATATCCTGCATGGTCTTCAGTATGTGATTGTAAGAACCCTTGTTCAAAACCATCTGAACTAAATGAATATGATGTTAAAACATCTGTCAGTGCTTCATTTAATAGTGGTTTAAGCTCTTCACCTGTCACTGTTTTTTTGTAACCTACATCAGCAGGAACTAAACTATTAACTCCATTATATTCTGTAATATAATCATTTACTAATACATTTAGAAAATCTGCTGATTCTCCTATTTTTCTTGACCACAAAGTTTTTATAGACTCCAAGTCATCTGCCAGATTAACATTTGCTCGTATAACATATGCTCTGTTACCCAACTCCAAAAACTTGTTTAAAGCATCTAAACCATACTCATTTCTTACATCACCATGATGTGCTTGACCGTCAGCACTTTCCAAGAATCTTGGAATACCATACAGTTCAGCACTTTGTCTAAGAGATGTTACTTCTCTCAAAACACCATGTTCAAATGTCCCAAGTGCAGGTGTGATACCATCTGCTTGTAATTTTTCATCAGCAGTTGCTATAAAAATAAGTGGTACTGTTGTAGGTGCACCAGATGGATAAAATGATTCATCTATTATTGACACACTTACTGCTGGACTTATTAATGCTGGCATTTTTTTCTCCTTACCTAATTTAACTTTTATTAATATAATTATTTATCATCAATGCAAAAAAATTAATAAATTATGTTATATCTGGAATATCTAAATCATCGATATTTATTAAATTCTCATCAATATCTGTTGTGTTTGTTACATCATTCACTTCAACATAAACATCTTTTTGTGTACTGATTGCATCCATTCGTAATTTAATATTATTTACAATATTACTTTTAATATTTATAGGAACTGACAAATATACAGGTATTTTAAATGTCATTGTCATTATCAACATTCTATTTGTTTCACCTGATGGATATTGTTCTTCATTTAATATATCTATTAATTCAACAGTTGATATTTTAGTTATATCCTGTGAATCATCTGATGTTTGTATTTGTAGTGTAGGGTCAAATAAAACCAATATTTGCTCCAATATTTGCATTTTCTGATAATCATTGGATACATATATTGAAAGCTCCATATTCATTTGATATGGTTTTGGATTTTCTTTAACAACGTTTTTTAAATCATCAGGAAATGTTCCACCTATTGGTAATCTTACATTTCGTTGCACTTGATTTGTTCCTTTTGCCCTTGATGCATCTAGATATATTCCTGTCATATATGCTGCCATCATAGGTAAACGAATTGGTTTATTCTGTGTAAATCCAGCAATAATATTTGATACAACTCTATCTGATGTACCATATTTTATAGGCACTGACATTAAATCCGTATCAGAATCAAAATCATTTTTACCTATCTTTACTTTTATGCCTGTGAATATTGCCATAAACTGTATAATATATTTTCTAAGTTGGGCAGAATAAAAATAATCTCCTACAGAATTATCATGATATATATATGTCATTTCTTATTTTACTCCTTTAATAATTTGGTAAATTATAATATGTTGCCATATCACTTTCTATTGATAATATATCAGGTGTTGGGACGTTGGTTGGGTATATGATTATCTCCTGTACATATCCAATTGAATTACGTGTTGCATCTGCACCAAATCCAATATTATGCGTTGACCATGTTAATGTATTTGCATCAGATATTGTCAACATTGATTGTACTCCAAACAATTCACCATAAAGACCATTTGCACTATTTCCAACATCAACAGCATTTGCATACATTGTTGGTGTACCTGCATTGGCATAACTTGATGAAAGTGTTGTATTTTCTGAAAATCCAACATATTCATTTATACTATCATGCATTAATACACCAGAATCTCTTGTTTGTTTTATAACTGCAAATATTGTTGTACTAGATGAGCCACTAAAGAATGATGATAATATATCAGATTCATTTGATACATATTTAAATTTAAACGCTGGGTTTGAGTTCAATGTTTCCATACCATTATTATATATTGTTGGTTGTAATAATGGGTCTGATTGTATCCAATCGTTTCCATTACCAGATTGGTCATATACTCTAACAACATACATAGTTACCCATGGTCCCCCTGCAAAAGAAACAATTGAAGTTGTATCCAAATTATTAGACCCATCATATCCAATATCCAACTCTGCATCATCTGTACTACGTCTTACCCTTAATATTGGTCCTTCATAATATTTATCTATTCTTCTAGAAGAAGACATTGCACTTATTGCACCACTATAATCATTTAATAGTAAATTTGCACTACTACTTGCACTAGGTGTCGGTGTTGGTGTAGGTGTATTACTTGCTGTTGGACTAGGTGTTACACTAACTGTTGGTGTCGGTGTTGGTGTAGGTGTATTAGTTGGTGTAATACTTGGAGTTACACTAGCACTTGGAGCAGGTGTTGAGCTAGGTGTTACACTTGGTGTAGGACTAGGTGTTACACTTGGTGTTGGTGTTGGTGTAGGGCTAGGTGTTACACTTGGTGTAGGACTAGGTGATACAACTGGAACGTTTGGTATTTGACATTCACCGTTCTCTTCTAATACATAATCCAATGCCACTAAATTATTTACTGGTGGAATTACATTTTGTGATATTTCAGCAGATATCCATGATGTTTTAAAGAAATCTTTGACTTCTTTTTTGACACTAAACACATCATGTAACACATCGAAAAATATATCATTTACTTCTGTTATAGAAAAATTTTGATATATATATTCCATTGAATCAATTATGTCTTTATTTGTATCAAAGGAATAATTCTTTCTAAATTCATTTATATCAATATATCCAAAGTTTCTATTACTATCGTTAATAATACCCAATATTGATTCTAATGCCAAATCTGCTTTTACAAATATTTGTTCTTTTCCTAAACCATATTTTGTATCTGCATCATATAAACTATCATATAGTTTTCTGTTATAAGATGGCAGTGGAATATCATCATATAATGTTCCATCAACATATTTGTAACCTATTAATGCTTCTGTTATTTCATCCCATAATACTTTATCTATTTTTTCAAATTGACCTCTTCTAATTAATTTCCATTCTTCATGGACATTTT